AAATAGAAAGCCCAAGAAGGCTATAAACAAACATCCCTTAATAGGGAAGAAGTTTTATAGTTTATTCCAGTGATTTCTACAATCTTATTTTCCATCGAGAGTAACAGTGTATAGTAGTTGGTCTACCGAATACTTTTCTATTATAAATAAACTAGCAGCAACTAGAGGTAAGCGCGAAGCGCTTAACTATAATAAACTGCTTAGGCTAAGTATAACTAGATATTTATCCGGTGAACCACTAGGAGCTGAAACACTAAATGTTAAACTAAATCAAGATGGACTTGCTTCTTGTATCTATTTCCTTCACCCAACTATTAAGAAAGGTGAAAGAGAAGATTTAAGAATCATATTCACTATGATGAATCTAACAAGAGGTGTTATCCTTGAACCGGTTGACGACTTTAAGTCCATAATAGACCCCTGAGGAGGTAACCATCCCAATAAATGGGAGGTCTTCTCGATAGCGGTTAAAAGAACTTTAGGTCTTCGAAGATTCAAGGCTCAGTTCCAAGCTTTACACACCTCAACCAAATCTGGTCCTAACGGTCAAGCAATGTTATTTTCTATTCAGGATTACCTTGGACTTCCAAATGATCTAAAAGATCACATAAAAGTTTTAGGTGGTCCAGAAATAGAGAAGATATTTGCTTTACTAGATAAAGATTGATCTGGTACCCCTCTAACTCACCATTGGCTTAGCCTAATCAAAATGGACCCAAAATTGGATCCATTGACGAGAAAGCTTTCGACTTTTGGTGATAAAGAAGGGAAGACGAGAGTAATCGGCATACTAGACTATTGATCTCAGACAGTCCTGAGACCTATTCATAAGAGCCTTGAAGGCCTCTTAAGAAAGATCCCAGAGGACTGTACTTTTGATCAAAATGAATGGTATACGAAACTTCCGCGAGACTGTGTCTACTATTCTTTTGACCTTTCAAATGCAACAGATCGGCTTCCGATTAAACACCAGAAGCTTATACTGATACAATTGATTGGAAAGAAGAAGGCAGATGCATGAGAGGCTATAATGACCAACTATGAATTCCTCCATAAGAATACCGACACTCGTATAAAATACGGTGCAGGGCAACCTATGGGAGCATATTCTAGTTGACCAATTATGGCACTCCAACATCATTGTCTCATAGTATATTCAGCCTTACTCTGTGGGGTAAACCCCTCAGGTAAGTATGTTGTACTAGGAGATGATGTTGTTATTGCGGATACCCAGCTTGCTAATAAATACACACAAGTTATGGCAGAATTAGATGTACCAATATCAAAGATGAAAACACATAAATCAAAAGAGATATGTGAATTCGCTAAGAGATGATACTATCGTGGTTCTGAAATAACAGCCTTTCCTTTGCATTCAATATCGAATAACTTAAAGAGGTATTACCTCTTACAGAATTCTTTAGAAGATGCAAAACGAAAAGGGTATATATTAGATGAGAGTCACGAGCGTGGGTGTGTGATCAAGCTTATAAGTCTTACAGGTAAAAAGGAGCAAGCTCCTCGCATCTATAAGCTTTATAAATTATTTGACGCTATCGTCTCGAAAGAGCCCGATCTCGCTAAATATCATGGCAATATTATGAAAATAATATTGGCAAACTGAAAAGTTCCTCCAGAAAATCTTGAAAAGTACTTCGCGGACTTAAAGTCCTTTGAAGAAGGTTTCAATTTTAATATGGAAGAATTCTTCCTTGATCTCACCTCCGAAGGAAACATAGAAATGATGGATATGATGGATCAAATTAAGAAATGAAAGAAAAGCAGTAATGCTCTTCATCCAGATCTATGAAATGATCTTCAAACCGCCATTCCTATAATTTCCTCGTTTACGACATGCTGGAAAGACCGAACTGCCTTAATGACTAGCTACTATAAAGTATATGCTAATGATAAGAGTAAATTGAGAGCGTCCTTAACATTGTTAGGGACACTCCCTTGTACTAGTACCAAGATCATAAATACTCGTAGTGCTCATCAAATACTGGCAGCTCATTCTCGCTTGGTTAAAATGTTGTTGTCTCAGATGCTCGTTTATAGTCCACCTCCGGAAACGGAGGAAGACTGAATCGCGCAAATGAAGACAATTCACTCCAACGATGGCGATAGTCCGTAGAGCAGGTCTAAACTCCCACCGAAAGTGTCTTTTCGACACACCGCCTGAAAAGGCGGCCCGCTTTGGTGGTGTATTCTCTGGCCGGGGAAACCCC